AGTTGACCCTATTCATAGTTAGATACCACCTGAGCCAGAAGAAAAATCAGACACTTGCCCTACATGTTCTTTGTCTTGAATTACTAGTTAATCATAACTTCGTCAGCTTGCAACTGGATGCGACTTTCCCAGAGCCAGAGTTCCCGCCGTATGGTCAGGGGAGTTTTAAATCGGAGATTTAGAGAGATGGGAAAGAAAAAGCGCACCGAATGGAAAGAGTTCGATGCGCCGGAGAAGTTCGAGAGCCGCATGCTCTAATAGCGGCTTATGGTTTCATTTTGATTTATGTGGTTGTGTGGGTTCCAGCATTGTATCTAAATTGCTATTTCGACGTTTTGACTCTTCATTGAGTAAATCAAACAGTAGTTCTATGTGTTCTTTAGAGTCTATGCCGAGAGCTTCTGGAGAGAGGTTGTTTATATCTGCACCATCGGTAACGCTGTCGGTGATGTCTTTGCTCAGCCCATCGATTGTGCGTCTTGCATTTAGGTTCCCTTTGGGATCATTTACTCCTACTTTTGCTCTTAACTCTTCAACTTCACGACTGACATGATTCACTAAGTTAAGAATTAAGTTGAACATCTTCTTCTCATTAAGAGCAGACTCTTCCTCATCCTCTGTCAGCATCCCATAGGCGATATAGTTAAGACTAACGCCTGTTGCTTTCGATATAGCCATAACGTCTTTGAGCTTTGGCTCTGTCTGATTGGCAGCCATGCGGGCTAAAGTACTTTTACTGATGCCTGTGACGTCACTAATGTTTTGGTAGCCGCCATTGTCAATAATGGCTTTTTTAATTCGGTCTGCAATGCTCACTTCTGACATTCTTAATACTCGCATTAAGGTTCATGTTCGAGATTATATACCCTGTTTTTTAGTGTGATCTTCGTCATACTCATTTCTGAGTATGGAGAGTCTCACTTTCTCGTTGTCAAAAAAGTCTCATGCTGATACCATTATTGAGTACGAAAAGTGTCACTAATGGGTATTGACAGGTTTTTATGATAGACATGTTCCACATAAACATTCCTTTTAAAAAGGACGTAATCATCGAAATGGGTGATTGCGGTTTTGTGGACTTTGCAAAACTGGCTGAAAAAACCGAGCTAAAAATCGCTTGCGGGAATGTTGAGTTCTCAGTGGTGAATGACCAAAAGAAGGTGCGTACTGATGACCTATATCATCCTTGGTCTACCATCCCATCATCCTACACTGACATTGCCTGTAAGGTCTTCGATGCTGAGCCTCGTGCCAATGTCTTCTGGGGCTACCTACAACTGAAAGCCTCGCCAGCCAAGGTTATGCAAGGGCACAATGTCTACGGCTCGGAAGACTTTCGCTTATGTGTTGAATACCTACTCGACTCGCTACAAAAAGCACAGCCGGAACTGTGGGAGTTGTTGGATGTCGGCTTAGCAGAGATGACTCGTATTGACTGCACGTACTCAATTAAATGTGCTAACCCCGATATCCTACGCCAGACCATCAAACAGATGGGCAATGTCTCTAACCGTTACATCAAACCCGCCCGTAACTCAGACTTTGAAACCACGCTCTACTTCAACCGTGCTACCAAGGCGAATCCGGGAGCAGGGCGCTCATTCGAACTGTGTATCTACACCAAGCATGATGAAATCGCTCACCAGTTAGCTGACTTGAAACGCCGCGCCAGACAAGGCGATAGCGACCGTTTTAACCGCATCATTGATGAATTATCCAAGCCTGAATTGCAGGCGTTCGCTGCGAACCGATTACGCTTCGAAGGGCGTGCAAAGAAACGCTTCATCCAGAAACATGTTGGCAGCGCAAACCTGTGGCAGGTTATCCGACATGCAGAGCAGTTCGAGGCTAAGAATGGTTACCGCTTCTGCGAATGGATGTTCAAAACCCTGTTCCACGACCTGTTGGAATCGCTGAAAGGTGAAGAGTTAGAGCTGTATAACGACAGCAAAATTAAGCAGTTGCTGCGTGATGCGTACAGCACGATGACACCGAAAGGCAATATCTCATACGCCAAGGCTGACCGACTGTTCCGTTTTTACATGACACTCTGTGACCGTGGCTATCAAGAGCTAAAGGCGCACAGTTCGAAAGCCACACTTCACCGCAATATGCGTGACTTAATGGCAATTGGCTTCTCCAAAGCTGACTTGCAAAACCTGAGTGAGGGTGAGCGTATGCCATTGGCACAAGTGCTGAACTTTAACTTCGACAATCAACGTCCGGCCAACTATGTCGAGCCAGTCTCACCGACAGCACACATTCAAGATATGTCACACCTAGCGGTCGCTTATGGTGTGTCGAAACGCCTTGCTCATGAGTTGGGACTGGCAGAAGACCCAATCCATAACCTGAAAGAGAAACTCGGACTGAAAGATGATATCGACATCGACGCTCTGATAGAGGGGCAGTCCATCCCAATTAGCCCACGGCGGGCACTGAGTCTGGTTATCTGGCCAGACGGCGAAATGATCTTAACTGAACACGACATTACACCTGATTTATTCACTGGCGGCGTCAATCCGGTCAACCACCGGAACCGTAAAGCGGCCAATCAACCAAGAGGGTAACACAATGAAAGTTGTATACATGGGCATTAGCCATCGCAAAGGTATCTCAAACAAAGGGCTAGGCAAGCCTTACGAGATGCACAAAATCCACTTCGCAACACCTATCGAAACCATCGACACACCCAACATGTCCTTATCAGGACGTGGCTTGCAAGAGCAAACACTGGATATCGACCCGCTTTGTTTACCTCAGTTCGACAAAGTAAGCCCGTTATCGGAAGTGAATGTCTCTGTGGAGCCGAAACCTTCCAACTTTACCCAAACATGGGTAGTCGGTCTGACTCAGTAA